TTCTTTGTATTAACTGTCTTTTTCTTAGTTGTTGTTTTTGTTCTTGTTAGTAGATGTATTTCTTTTAGTATCGTTTCATTGTGGAACTTTGTGTACTCTTTGATTTTTTTAGACAGAAAACTCAACTGTGTACCAGTTAATTCTACACCTAGTTCTTGCAGTCCTTCATAGATAGTTTTTCTAAATTCACCTAGTGTCATATTTTTCTAATAAAAAAACCCTAGACGATGGAAACTATCAGGTTTTCGGAAACCTGTGTCTTGCGACAAATCCCATCGTTTAGGGTTCTTTGAATATAAATTGTATAGTTTCCGAAATTCATAGTGCTTATAGAATACCACACTAAAATACCTTTGTCAAGTAGTAAATTAAAAAGTTATCCACTTGACTTATTCTGGCTATTAGTATATACTACTGTTATCAAACGCTAATTGTGTTCTGTATCTAAAGCATTGGAGAGCGTATAGGGTCTATGGGCAATAGCTCAAAGAAAACTAAACTAACTCTAAAGGGTGCAGTATTCAGTGAGAGTTTAATCATAACAGATTGTCGTTTATGATAAAACAAACTAAAACTAAATGCTTTATAGGCTAACTTTTTGTTAGTTTTTTTTTATGCAAGAAAAAGATATAGAACAGTTTGAAGATGGTGTTTGGTACAGACCTAAAATGAAAGGTTTTATTCACGAATGTTGCGACTGTGGGTTAAAACATAAAGTAGATTTTAAGATTTGGAATGATGATGGAGACGAACCTTATGTAGAGATTAGATTTAAAAGACTAGAAAAGTAAGGGTATGCACTGTATAGAACTACAAGACAAAAGAAAAGAATTTAGGCTAGCTATGGCTAAACTTCCTTGGCAAAGAAGAAGCCTAGAGTATTCTTATGGAATGGATTTTATGACTACAATGGATAATCCTACTAAATCTACCTACTGGCTAAACCTAACTAAGATAGACAAAATAATAACCGAGCTAATAGTTTTAGAAGATAAGTCCATATGTGGAACACTATCTTCACAATAACATCAGTCTGGTCTATAAGATCCTATGAATCAAAATTTAGTAAAATTTGGTGAGTTTCTAAAAGAACTCCGACTAAAAAAAGAACTTAGCTTACGCGAAATTTGTAGGTTAGTTAATTATGACCCGAGTAATTGGAGTAAAATTGAAAGAGGTGTCCTGTCTCCACCCTCTGACATTGAAACATTGAGGAAATGGACTAAAATTCTTGGAATTTCCAGTAAACCACAAGATAAACAAAAGTTCATTGATAGTGCTATGATAGCTCAAGGCATCATACCTAATGATATTTTAATAGAAAGTAGAATTGAACTACTACCTGCATTCTTTAGAACTCTTCGTAACAAAAAACCATCAAAAGAGATGAAAAATCTCTCAAAGAAGAAATTGAATTCCTACGAGGATTAGTAGAGAAACTATCTAATAATAGTGGTACTAAAGTAATTGAGATTATCCAGGAGAGAAATTACACTCAACCTTGGTACCAACCATATTACAATTGGTCCCATAGTAACGAAAATATGTTGTTCTATTCAGGCACACCAGATAAAAATGGAAATACTCTAACAGTAACAGACGGTTCTGGTGCAACTAATTTTAGTGGGATAGAAACATACTAATTTATTCTTTGACCCTGAGTTTTAAATAGATTATCTATAATAATATGACAGCAACTAAATATCCATCAAGATTTATGGTATTAGGAGTTCACGGAACACCAATACCTATTACATATCTTCAACCAGATAATGAAAAGGATAATCCTTATGTTACTTATGATTTTGATTTAGCAGTAGAATTAGCCACAAAAGGTCAGATTGATACTGATTGTCCACACGAGATTGTAATTCTGTCAACCTTAATGGAAGGATTTGACCCAGAATTATCAGATACACCAGCTTTTGATTACGTACCTAGGCATATAATGGCTATTGAAAATGCTATACAGAATGCAGAGGAAGTAGGAAGAGCAGTGGAATGTATGTCTGATAAAGAAGCTGAACTTCAAAGGATTAAGGACGCTATAAATGTAGTAGTTAGTTATAGTTAGATTATCTACAAAGGAGAACTTTAGTGCCTAACCTTAAATGGTTGGCAGAGGCGGACTATTACTATAGTCCTCCCTTATAGATAAGTTATGCAGTACCCAGAAGGAGACAAAATAACTACTAGATTAGTTTGGTTTATCTTAATTATACTTTTTGCAATAGGAACATATTATGCTTTTACAGGATAAACTTAAACCAGAGACAATTCTATGGATAAAACAGTACCAGGAAGAATTAAAGAATCCGAAACTAAAGAAACCAAAGAACTGGTACAAGTCTGCAAAAACTGTGGTAAAGAATATTATTACTTAAATCTTTATAAAGGACACTGCGTTAATTGTTTAAATAAAAAACTATGTCAAAAGAAGAAAAGCACGTACTCAACGCTGAAGAGCTATCCCCAGAAGACAAAAAGAAATTCAAAGACTACGAAAAAAGATTAGAGAGTTTTCAAGAAGCTCTACAAAAACTAGAAGATAAATACCAAGTAAGAGCCCAGATGAGTTATAGAATGGTTTATGCTGACTTAAAACTATATGATAAAGCCCAAGACCACAAAGAAGCTATCGACAAAAAGGTTGATGAACAAATCAAAGAAGCCATTGATAAAACAACTAAATAATAATATATGCCAATTAAAAAAAAGACATCAAAGAAATTAGTATCCAAAACAACTAAAAGAATAAAGAAGGTACTAGAACCTATTATTGAAGAACCTAAATTTGTTATCCGTAATGGTGTAAAGATAGCAAGACTACCTAAACACGACAAAGAACTATTAAGAGGTAAAGTAACCTTAGTTTAATATGGCAGAGGTACAGACAGAAAGACAGAAAGCACTAGCAAAAGAGCTCATAGCAAACACTAAGAGGGCTAAACCTTTGAATAAAAGTGAGATGTTGGAGTCAGTTGGATATACTAGAAATACTGCAAGACACAAAACACCCGATATAATCAATGCTCCAGGAGTACAGAGAGATGTATTACCAGTAGTAGAGAAGATGATTAAAGCTAGGGATAGAGCTATAGACTTATTAGCTGGTAAGGAAGAGAAAGCTAACTACTCTGATATTACTGGTGGAATTGATAAACTTACTAAGAACATAGAACTATTAAGTGGTGGAGTTACAGATAGAACAGAATCTTTACTCACACAAGAGCAATTAGATGAACTACTCTCACGAAGACAAATTAAAGATATTACAGACGGGGAGGCATAGTCTAGTAGACTTCTCTATTGTTACGAATAGAACATACAAACCTGCTAGTATTCACGAGACTATAGCTGATAAGTTAGAAGCTGTAGAGCGTGGGGAAATTAAAAGGTTAATGATATTCGTCCCACCGAGGCACGGAAAATCACAACTAGCAACTATAAACTTTCCTGCTTGGTACTTAGGTAGAAACCCTGATAAGGAGATTATAACAGCATCTTATTCTGCTGAGTTAGCTCAGGACTTTGGTTCTAAGACAAGAGAACTATTTAAAGATGACATATTCCAAAAGATATTTAAAACAAGATTAAAAGCAGATGAACAGAACAAAGCTAAATGGAAAACTGATGGTGGAGGAAGTTACACTAGTGTAGGTATCGGTGGTGCTATTACTGGTAGGGGAGCTGATATTCTAATTATAGATGACCCTATCAAGAATAGAGAAGAGGCTGAAAGTAAAACCATTAGAGACAAGCATTGGAACTGGTATACTTCTACAGCCTATACTCGTTTAGAGAAAGACGCTGCTGTTGTACTTATCCTTACTAGATGGAACATAGATGATTTAGCTGGTAGATTATTGAAGAAACAAGAAGAAGATGGAGACAAGGGAGATAAGTGGGATGTAATTAAGCTACCTGCTATTACAGATGGTAAACCATTGTGGGAAGAGAAGTATGACTTAGAGGCTTTAGAGAAGATTAAAGATACTGTTGGGCTGTATGATTGGTCAGCTTTATATCAACAAACCCCTATTATGAGTGAATTACAGGAATTTAAACAAGATTGGCTAAGACACACTACTAGAGAAGAAGTAGACCGAATGAAAACAAGGAACTTTCTTATAGTAGATACTGCAATGAGTAAGAAGGACAGTGCCGATTACTGTGGCTTCTCAGAGAACTACGTTGACAAAGAAAACAACTGGAACTTAGCAGGGTATAGAATGAAACTTAACCCTAAAGAGTTAGTTGATTACCTTTTTACAATACAAGATAAAAGAAACTTTGAAACAATAGGAATAGAAAAGACAGCCTATACTTGGGGATTAAAGCCTTACTTGGACGAAGAGATGAGGAAAAGGAATAGGTTTCTACCCATAGTAGAGGTTGAACACAAGGGAGTGAACAAAGAAGTTAGAATCAGAGGTCTTATACCTCGGTATAGCAGTGGTTCAATCTATCACATCAAGGGAGAATGTACTGCACTAGAAGAAGAGCTATTTACCTTCCCACAGTGTATTAACGATGATGTAGTTGATGCTACTCAGTACCAACTAGGTATAGCTAAACAACCAGATTTAGAATCTAATAATTATAAACAGCCCGATTGGGAGGAATCCTTCTCAGGGATAGGCGGATAAATTTATGTCAAAAGAACAACTTATACTTGATCAGTCGTTAAAAGAATACGATAAAGCCTTAAACTATAGAAGCACGAGAGTGTCTTCTTCTTGGCATCCTAACGAAGACTTATACTATGGTAGGAAACAAAAGAAGATGAAAGGTAGACACAATGTACTATTAGGAGAGATGCAGGGCTTTATTGAGACCCTTATATCTAAGATAGATGACGCTCCATTCATAACCTATGAGCCTACAGACGAGGCTGATGTTAGAAAAGCAGAGAAGGTCACCAAAGCATGGGAACAAGATAGCTCTCCTAGTCGTGGTGATTGGAAAACTAAAGACCTTATGGGTAAGAAGATAGCAGGATTATATGGCAGAGCAGTATATAAATACTTTGCTGATAGTGAACCTGAATATAGTTCTAACCTAGTCCTAGTAGACTCTTACGACTTCCTAGTAGACCCTTTAGCTGGTGGTGAGAGTATTGAGGAGGCTAACTATATGGGTCAGGACAATATCTTTAAAAGTGTGGACGAACTAGAAGAAGATGAAAGATACGACCAGAAACAAGTCTTTATCCTAAAGATGGCTAAGTCTAAAGATACCGAGGTTGATGACGAGAACGAACTACAAGAGAAAGGTAACAAGTCTAGCCTTATAACTGGTAGAGACACCAAACGATACCAGAGTCTTGCTACTGCTACACTAGTGGAATGGTACACGACTTATGAAGGTGTTAGATACATCTGTACTTATGACAGACCTACTAAGACTTGGATAAGAGTACAACCACTAAAAGAAGTTTTTAAAACTAAAGAATACCCTAATGGAGACCCTCTATGGTGTTTTGATAGCTGGGCTTTCTTTCCTGATGCATTTGAGTTCTGGACACCTAGTCCTGCAGACCAAGTTAGAGATACTATCATCTCAAAGAACATATTGATTAACCAAGCCCTAGACAACAGACAGTATAGGAACTTCGGAATGAAAGCTTACGATACAAGTGTATTTAAGAACCCTGCACTGTTAGAGCCTAGATGGGCTGGACTTGTACCTGCTACACCTGATAACGGGAAAGATGTACGAAGTGGTATATATGAGTTCCAATATCCTGATGTAGGAGACACTAAACAGCTTTATAGTCTAGTAGATGGAGCTCAATCAAGAAACTCTGGTATTACTGCTGGATTACAAGGTGCTAGTGAAGATGATAAGAAGGTTGGTGTATTTGAAGGAGAACTGGCTCAGAGTGCTGATAGACTTGGATTGTTTGAAAAGTCTTATGGTTGCTTCTGGATTAGAATGGGTAAACGCTACATAAATGGATTGAAAGAACATATGCCAGAGAAACTAGCTATTAAGATGTTAGGTGAAGCTGGTGTACAATGGGATGAACTTATCAAAGAAGACCTTAACCCTAAGTACGATATTACTGCTAAAGGACTTAACGCTGAACTACAAGCCGATGCTCGTAAGAGAAGAAGTAAGTTCGAGAGCTTATCAGTAGAAGTACAGAATCCTTTAATCAATCAAAAGACTGCACTAGAAAAGAAACTAGAAATATCTGGATTTGAACGAGAAGAGATTAGAGCTTTACTTAACATAGAGAATGAAGGCAATAGCGAATCTGTATTACAAGCTGCTGAAGAGAATGAAAAGATGTTGAAGAAAGATATTGAACCTAACGAATACGCTACTCCAGCTCATATTGAGAAACATCTTGACTTTATGGCTGATAACGAGATTAAAGACGATGTAGCTGATAGAATTACTGCTCACGCTTCTGCTGAAATGGAATTTGCTCGTAAGAATGTAGTTAAATCTGTGTTTGATAAACTTGCCAAAGAAGGGCAGTTACAGAGTGGTTTAGTAGAGGGTGGGATGATTGAACCTGAATTACCTATAAACCCTCAAGAACAGCCAAGTATTAAGCCTGAGGGACTAATAGGACAAGGGGTACAACCTAATCCACAAAGAGAATCATTATTACCTCAAGTATGATATTAGATAAAATAGAACAACTTAAAAGACAGATGCTAGACTTTAGAGGTGAGATAGATGTAACTACTGAAAAGAGTATTAAAGTATGGCATCAACAGATTAGAGAGAACCAAAGCTTAGTTGACTTACTTGGTACACCTGGAATGAAAGTATTGATTAAAGAAGTTAGAACACAACTAGCCCAGATAGATAACAGTCTCAAACCTTATGAGGAAAAGAACGACCAACTTATAGCTTATAGAGGAGCTTGGACTGAGATACTACAATTACTTTCTGGAGCACCTAACAGACTTAAATCTTTAGAAGACCAAATTGATTACGAGTTAGAATAATTTAATAATGGACAGTCAAGTCCTTAACAAATCTATATATGTCCGATGACATTAAGGTCACTTACGGTGATGAGCTCTCACCAGAGCAAAAAGAACGCTTAGCCGATTTAGATGGCGAAGTGAAGGAAGAACCAAAGGAAGAACCTCTTACGGAGGAAGAACCTGAGGAGAAACCTGAACCCACAGAAGAAGCACCTGAAGAAGAAGAAGTCGTTGATGACGATGACTCTGATGAAGATGTTGAACCTGAGGAAGAGGATGAGAAGCCTACTAGAACGAGTAAGTTTGTCAACCTAGATAAGCACAAGAAGATGCGAGAAAGAGCACACGACGCTGAAGCTAAACTAAAAGAACTTGAAGCTCAAAAGAAAGAGTATCAAGCAAAACCAGACCAGTCTAACGCTGAAGATTTGGTCTCATCAATAGATGAGTATGCCGATGAATTCGGAGTTAGTAAAGAATCAGTGAAGAAACTCTTAAAACTTGCAGAAGATGGTGCTTATAAGAAAGTCAAAGAAGAACTTGGCTCAAAGATAGATAATTTTGAGACTGCTACTAAAGCTGTCCGTGAGGCAGAAGAAGAAGCCCAACAGGAGAAGCTATGGCGTAAAGACCTTGGTAAACTCAAGGAAAAATACCCTGATGAAGATGTTGACGCTATCAGAGGTAAACTAAAACGCAACTACTTTTCTGAAGAATACTCTAAGACTCCTATTGATGTAATATATCGTGGAGTTGAAGGACTTAGACCTGTTAAAGGTTCTAAGACGGTTGAGAAGGGCAAAGGTGGTTCAAACAAAAACAACCCAGCATACGATTTCAAGGCAATTCTTGAGTCTGATGATGGGGAAGCTATCGGGTCAATGGATACTAAGACTTTCGCAGAGTTTAGAGAATACGTCTCTAAACATAAAGTCTAATTAAATTAACCCCAATAAAATGGCAAACGCATTAGGAAATGGTTTGTTGAATGCTGCATATTGGTCAAAAGTGATGCAAGAAGTCCGCTATAAAGATTTGGTTGCAATGGCTATCGCAAGCGTTGAACTACGCTCTACACTAAAAGACGGTGACACCGTGCACAAGCCCTACCGTTCAGCTGTGACTGGACAAGCTTATACAAAAGGAACTGCTTTCACAGTACAGGATATCTCAGGTACAGACGATACTCTAGTGGTAAATATCGCTCGTATCGTACCTTTCTACCTCGATGACGTAAAAAACATTTTTCACTTTTTAACTGGGAAGTTAAGAAGTAGTGTCTGCGTCTTTGCACAGTAATGTGCATTTATTAACTTGGCTATATCGGGGGAAGTCTCAGAAATGAGATTATCCCGACGGAAGAGCATACTTCGTGAGAAGTGGTAAACTCCCGCTAGAGACTACACGCCGAGTATCCTGAAAGCCCTTTACATTTTAATGGAAAGTTGATATAATACAAGGTATATGAAATATATCAACCAATCAGATTACAACAAAAAATATTACCAAAAAAATAAAGAAAGAGAAAAAGCTAGAGCTAAGGAATATAGAGAGGATAACTTAGATAAGGTTAAATTAGCTTCAGCAAAAAAGTATAAAGAAAGTGGTAAAGAATACAGACAGGCAAATCTAGAAGCTTTTCGTAAACGCTCAAGAGAGTGGGCAAGAAAAGATAGATTAGAAAATCCTGAGAAGTATAAAAAGTTTGTTAAATCTGATACAAACAAGAAGATACAAAAACGATATAGAAAAAATAATAGGAAAAAAGTGTCTGAGATAGCTCGTGTTTATCACAGTAAAAAAGTAAAAGAAGACACTAATTATCGTTTGAGAGGGTTATTAAGAAGTAGGGTAAATATAGCTATTAAAAGACAACTAGGTAACAAATGTTTTAAAACAATAGAATTACTTGGTTGTTCGATTCAAGAAGCCCGTGAACATATAGAAAAACAGTTTCAACACTGGATGACTTGGGAGAATCACGGTACTTGGGAAATAGACCATATTATACCAGTCTCTTCTTTTGACTTAACGAAGCCAGAAGAACAAAAGAAATGCTTCAACTATAAAAATCTTCAACCATTAGAATGGAGGACAAATAGAATAAAATCTAACAGGATAGTGATATAGTCCGTTCTCTATGGTGACATAGAGAGGTGAGCAGAAATGACTCATCCGCCCGAAAGGGTAGTAACAAATATGGGATTCTATCCAAAATTCATACAACACTGCAGATGAATTTGCAGCTGATTCTATGGATAAACTTAACCGCTTTGTTGATGCTGATGTACTTGGCGAATACGCTAACGCTACTTCTGACATTGATGACGGTGATGTTGGTGGTACAGCTGGTAACACAATTGTTATCGGTACAGGTAATATACAAAAAATCTTTACAGCTGGTGCTCGTAAAATGGACTTACTAAATGTAAGCTCAAAGAACAGATTTGCTGTTATCTCTCCTTCAATCTTAGAAATTCTAAGACAATACTTAGAAGGTAAAGATACTGCATTCGGAGACCAAGTTGGTAACAATGGTAAAGTAATGACAAGATTTGGCTTAGAGCTTTATCTTTCAAACAATCTTTCCTATACAGCTACTTGGACACCTTTAAATGAACCTACTGAAGCTGATACTATTACCATCGCTGGTGTTGCATTCACTTTCAATGCTACTCCATCTGGAGCTGGTTCAATTAACTTAGGTGGTACAGTTGCTGCTACTCTTGATAACTTAGTTGCTTGTATCAATGGTACAGGTACTGCTGGAACAGATTACATTGCGTTGTCTGATGCTAGCAAGGCTACCTTAGAAGGTCTTGTAGCTACTGATGGTACTACTGCTATGACTATCGTATTCCACGGTGGTTCAGAAGTTGCTTTAGCTGCTAGCGAAGCTGCTGATGTTTGGAGTGTAGAAACACTACACGTATTGATGGGTCAAAAAGGTGCTACAAACTTGGTTATGCAAAAATCTCCAAGTGTAGTTATCAAAGATGTACAAGATAAACTTGGTAAAAACTATGCTCCTTGGATGTTGTATGGTCTAAAGACTTTCAACAATGATAAGGACAAATTGGTTGATGTCAAGATTGACGGTTCAGCACTATAATTCACCCATTCGTAATTCATAAACTATGAATAAAGAAACTTTGACGAAAATTGCGTTGGTGGTGGGTATAGTGATTATGTTGTTTGTGTTAGTCTCAATGGTTACAGGACTAGTAAAAGGAAAAGATATTGACCCAGCTACTTTAGGTGGTGTCTATAATCATCCTACTGGTGTTATAACTGCTGATCTAACAGGAGACGTTACAGGAGATGTAGTCGGTGATGTGACTGGTGATCTTACTGGTGACGTAACAGGCGATATCACAGGTGACGGTGTTTTAACAACATCTACTATTACAAATTTATTTGTTAATAATGGTACTGATTGTACTAAAATTAGTTTTGATGGAAGTACAACTACTCCAACCTACGCTACAAGTACATGCCCATAGGCCTTATTTAGGCAGGGAATGGACATTCTATGTCCTGCCCCTAATAAGTCTTAATTAAATAACATAAGTTATATGGACTCAAGAATTAAAACATACCTAAGTGCTACAACACTTACAGCGGCTTACACTGACAATGTATTTTCCGTAAATACAAATGGTTATACAGACCTAGTTTTACTTGTTAGCTACACTACTGGTGGTGGCGAAACAAGCAATGTTTTCACAATGAAGGCAGAGGTATTCGGTGATGACGAGACAGATTTGTATAGTGTTACATCACTAGCAGACTCAAGTGGTACTATTACAGCTTCTAACTCAGAGTGGGAATATACTGGAGCCGCCGCCGCAACTGAGTATGCATTCTCAATCCCTATTGAAACTAGAGACAGAACTATTAAGTTTTCAATCAAAGAAGTGGGTGTAGCTTCTAACTACGGTACTCTTACTGTAAAGGCAGTTCCATCAGCTAACTACAAATAATATGAAGTGTAGACAGATACAACAATCAACAGTGAAAGCTGTTAAAGTTAGCTTACCCCAAGCTAAGAAAGATGCTTTATCTGTTTTGGCTTCTAAGATGAAAGCTGCTACTGAAGAGGTAGAGGCTTTGAGAAAAGAGAAGGCTATTCTCCCAGGTGAGATAGCTGACTTAAAGAAACAGTCTAAGATGGCTGAGACAGAATTAGACTTGCTCAATTCAGATGTTAAAAGTGTAAAAGATAAAGAAACTAAAATTAAGAAGGACATTGAAGAAATGGGTTTTCTTATTGTTGCCAATAAAGAAGAGATAGAAGATACAACTGAAGAATTAGCTGGACTTCTTATGAAAGCTAAGAATGCTTTGAGTGAGGTCAATAAACAGGAAACTGTGAGGGACGCTATAAAGAATGAAATAGATAGCAACAAACAATTACTTGCCACTAAACTTTGTGACTTGGAGAGTGAAATAGACACTAAGTCAAAGAAACTCTCAGAAGTTAAGATTCAAAAAGAAGGACTAGAAAAAGATGTTAAGTCTTACACAACTACATTGAAAAAGACCCGAACTGAACTAGCCAAGACAGAAGCAGAAATGAATGACAAAGGTATTGAGTTAGTAAATGCGACACAAGAACTAGATGTATTGAAAGTTGTAAACGATAATACAGTCAAGGAAGTAGAGAAGCAATTAAAAAGTATTGAAGATGCAGTTGAAAAGAAAGACACTGTTCTTGATGGACGCTCTACTAGAATTAAAAAGTCTATGGAATCCTTGAAAGAAAGAGAAAGATTATTCAATCATCGTAAGGAAGAATTGATGAGACACATTGCTGTTTTAAAGACAGATGATGCAAAGGTAGCCAAAGTTTTAAATCAAATAGAGAAACTGTAATATGGCAGACCCAATCACAGAAGGTATAGACCCGATTAGTTTACGGGATACCAGTGATACACAAATCAACCCTGCCACAGAAGAAGGGCAAGAAGCCATTGCTGGTTTAGTTACCGAACCTTTTGATTATGTTGGTGCTGCTTACCCTGATACAACAACAGAAGTTTATACTTTTAAAGAAGGTGGTTTAGGTGGGGCAACTGTTGCTACAGTTACTGTGGTCTACACAGACACAACAAAAGAGTTTATTACAAGTGTAACATCAGTTTAATATGGCATTTAAATTCAACCCAATAACTGGTAAGCTGGATTTAGTGAGTGCTAAATATTGGACACTAAATGGTACTGATTTAGAACCAGTTGGCTCTTATAATGTAGATTTGTCTTCTGGTAATGTTTACAAAATAAATGACACACAAGTTTTAGCTAGTGATGGAAGTAATTTTATCTTATCTAATTGTCCTTTACCTACAGGTGGAGCTTTACTGAATACTGTAATTGGTAGAGATGCAGGCTGTAGTTTAACAAGTGGAGTAAGGAATAACCTGTTTGGATATAAAGCTGGTTTCGATTTAACTACTGGTAGTAAGAACCAACTTATTGGTGTTACTACTGGGTCAGATATGACTACTGGGATTGAAGTAGTAGCTGTAGGTAATCAAGCATTAGGTGGTTCTGGTGTAAATCCTACAGGGTCAGTGGTGATTGGTTATCAGGCAGGTCTTAATGCTAGTGGAGATTATAATGTACTTCTTGGGTATAAAGCAGGATACTTCGAATTTACTGGAAACAACAAATTATACATAGCTAACTCTAATACAACAACACCTCTCCTATACGGAGAATTTGATACACCTTATTTATTAATAAATGGTACCCACCAAATAGACGGGGGGCAGTTGGAGAAAATAACCAAGGTCGAAACTTCTACCTATACTGTCCTTTCAAATGACTATTATATTTCAATTAACTAATTAAACAAAAACTATATGGCAACAGTAATCTTTAATTCAGTGAAAGCAGACCTATTGAATGCTGACATCGATTTAGCAGCAGACACAATAAAAGTAGCTTTGACTACATCAAGTTATACTCCAGATCAAGACGCACACGACTTCTTTGATGACATTACAAACGAAGTCACAGGTACTGGGTATACAGCAGGTGGGTCAACTTTAGCTAATCCAGCAGTAACAATTGACGACACTGACA